ACGAAGAAATCTACATGTCCAGGCAGGCGAAGCGGGAGAGTAAAGCCCTCCACAAGCAGGCCGCAGCCAACAACAACCGGAACCAGGTTCTGGGCGTTGGTGTGGAAACCTTCGGAGAAGGAGTAACTGTTGAAGGACAGGCTCCCGGCGGGTTCAGATCGCGCCAAGGCGCGACACCGTTAACAAGCAAACATCCCGCTCATAGAACGGAGATGTTTGAGGAAGAGTAGCTATAATGGCTAATGTTGATTGGCCGTGCGGATTCCGCCCGGTAACTAACGGTAAGGCTGGCACGGCTCCGCGCATGCGGCCTTACCCAAAACTTGCAGGACTCATCTATGAGGGTGAGCTTCTGTATATGGGCGAAGGCGGAGTTGCCACTCACAATGGCACCACTGACGTCAACGCTCAGAATATCATCGGAGTGGCCGCACATTATTGTGCCACTGCTGCTGACACCGGAGACGCTGTCTTCGTGTATGACGATCCCGACCAGGAATTCGTCGTTCAGCTCGATGGTCACCCTCTCACAAATACGGCCGCGGTGAACGCATCCATTGGTCGGTATTTCAGTATTACTGGTGGAACCACTGGTAATACGACCACTCTCCAGAGCAAGCAGCAGTTAACCGGTGCTGGCACCTCTGTCTGGCTTGTGGATCACATCATCCAAAATGTACGCCTGTGGAAAAGTCAAGACAACGAAGTCTCGGCTACTACGGCTATTGGCAGTAACTTGAACCTGGTCTGCAAGATCAGTCACTACTCCCACGTGTTCAGTGCGTTCTCCATCACGCGAGGCGTCTAGAAAGGAAGGTAAATTATGCCTAGTGCAGGTAACATCATGCAGCGGCAGAGGTATACCGACCTCTTCGCTTCGCGGTTGGCGTACATCGACGAGATTTTCTTCGAGAATTTCGACGCTCCATCCCTGACCTACCCCGACTGCTTCAATGTCCGGTCTTCGACCAGGGCCTATGAGGAAACCACCGGCTTGACCGGGTTCGGGCAGTTCAGTCAGAAGTCTGAGGGCGGGACTGTCGACTACGACACCATCCTCCAGGCCTACGACAAACGATTCACCCACATCACGTTCTCCAAGGGCTACCAGATTACTATGGAAGCAATGGACGACGACCTGGATGGCGCTATCACTAACGCCGCCCCGGCCCTCTCGCGCTCCGCGCGGGTGTCCATTGAAACGTACATCTGGAACCTTTTCAACCTTGGTTTCGCTACTGAGACTACGCCCGACGGCGTTGCCCTGTTTTCCAGCTCCCACCCTCTGGTGGCTGGTGGACTCGGCGACAACCTCGTCTCCGGCGATTTGTCCCAGGCGAACATCGAGACTGCCATCAACCTGTTCGATTCGATGCTCGACGACCGGAGCTTGCCCATCGAGGCCAGCGCCGCGAAGCTTGTCATTCCTATCGGCCTACGGTGGATTGCCTACGAGATTCTCCAGAGCCAGTTGCGTTCCGACACTGCTAACAACACTGTCAACGCCCTGAATCAGTTGAGCCTCTCAGTCGTGATGTCCAAGTACCTGACCGGCGAAGACGACTGGTTCGTCATCTCCGATCCTAGCCAGCATCGCGCTCTCGTGTACTGGCGTCAGGAACCGGTGTCTGACCACACCATGGACTTCGACACTGGCAACATGAAGTCGAAGATGACCTATCGTCTCAGCCGTGGTGCCGCCGACTGGCGCAACGTGGTTGGCGGGCAGGGAGCGTAATCATGGGGAAACTCACTCGCTTCTATGACCGGATTTCAGGACAGGACGGCCCCGTCAGTGGGGCCCTCCAGCTCATTCCTGTGTCGTTCGATACGGCTATGGTTACCAATGTCACACAATACCGACAGTTCCACTTTCCTGCGGGCATGGGTTTCGAAATCACTGATATCGAAATCTTCTGCGGCACCGTCACCAGCGACCCCTCGGTTTCTGTTGGCTCTACCGCTGCTGGTACACAAGTGGTTGCGGCTGCCAACTTGGCGACCGGGGCTAACGTCCTGACCATCAAGGAGGGCACCATCGCTGCCGGTGGATTGATCGACATCCGCATTGTCACTGACAATGGTGACGCCATCGCGTTGCCAGTCAGTATTAATGTGGTTGGCTATAATACCTCGCCACCTACTTCGGTGCCGTCGCGGTAAACCAAACGGGGTGTCCTTCGGGGCACCCCATATTATCCTGGGAGGGATGTAATGCAAGAAAAAGTTGAAAATGAAATTGTCCTAGATGGCCACCCCGACATCATCAGGGCGCGGCGCACGGCTATCAAACTAGCTACCAAACCCCAAATAATTGTTGCCATGCCCATCGGTGGCAAGCCAGTGATCGACGTGTTTGAAGATCGTGACGGCAACAAGGTTGCTAACGAGCGCGGCTTTCAAGCACACGGGTTAGTGCCTGTCCATTTTCTTATGGCCCACATGAACTGGACTCCTCCTCTCAACGTCAGCATGGCGTATCTAGTCAAGATGAACATGCTATCGTCCCACGCCCGCCAAGTGATGACCATGGAGGCCATCCGGATGGGTGCTGAGTATATCTTTTACGTGGACGATGATACCCTCATTCCGCCACTAGGACTGTACAGTCTTTACAACTTTATGCAACAGAACCCGCATGCGGGCGCTGTTTCGGGCGTGTACACTACCCGTGAGACTCCCAACGAGCCTCTCATTTACCAGGAACATGGGACTGGCTGCGCTTGGGACTTTGAAATGGGTCCTGGAGCTATCCCCGAATTAATCTTCGGTGCAGGTGCTGGGTGCTTGCTGGCTCGCGTCAGTTCCATCAAATCCTGGATGGACGACAATCCGGGCATCCCCATATGGGCCGACGAGAAGGACATGCCATCCAACGGCAAGGGTGGCGTGATGTGGGGCCACGATGTGCGCTTCTGTCGTCTGCTTAATCTACATGGGCATCCAGTCTACGTAGATGGCAAGATTCTGTGCGGCCACTACGACATTAAGACTGGAGTGGTATATGAAGTGCCCATTACGGCTCCTGGTTTTAAGAAGACTATAGATCGCATTGGCAACATCAACACAGCCCAGTATTGGAACCAGTTATATACCCACGAAGGCGCGGATAACTGGCGCAATTACACGAAGATGTTCCAGGCCGTCGTCGACCAGGTCGAGCGCGGAGTCACCGTGGTTGAGTTGGGTTGCGGTGTGGGGATCCTCGGCAGTAAGCTGACCGCTGAGAACCACAACTCTTGGGTTGGATACGACATTTCCCAGACGGCTGTGGACATGTGCAAGACCCGGTTCTTGCAGGCCAATGTGCTGGACCTGCGCAACTTCACGGCTGACCGGATTGGTGACGGTGAAACTGTGGTTATGACTGAGACTCTGGAACACCTGGAGCGCGACGTAGCAGTGCGACTGCTGAAGACCATCAACGAAAGCCCGGCCAGCAAGTTCATCTTCACGGTGCCCGACAACTGTCACGGCCCCGAAGAAGAGCGAGAGCATCAGGCCCTGTTCAACGAAGAGTACATTGAGGAACTATTGACTGAGGCTGGAGTCACCACCCCATGCACGGTTGACTCCGCAGACGACGATCACCTCATCTGCGTGATAACGAAGGAATAACATGTCGACTTATTGGTTGAGTACCGCCGGAACAGACACCGCGAGTGGGACCACGTTTGGCCTTGCGATGAAAACGCTTTGGGGCCTCAAGGCTTCCTTGGGCCAGGGCGACATCGTCAATGTTGTGAATGATGGAGTTCATGCGGCTACTGCTACGCCGGTGTGGTTCAACACCGTGTACAACGGAACCAATTACGACACGAACCCAGGTATTGTCATCCGGGGAACAGACTCCTCGGGTGACAAAGCCATCGCCACTATTGCCATGACGGCCTCGAAAAAAGAGTGGGCCAGCATGGACGACCTGGCTGATTACTGGTGGGTGGAGGGGCTGCGGTTTGACTACTCGGCTCTTGCCAATATACCTACAGCGGACATGGAGCCCATCATAATTACGGGCAACCCATGGAACTGTCGGCTGAATGACTGTGAGATCATGCTGTCCACTACCCTCGGCGCGGGCGTGGACCTTGATGGAAATACTGAGTTGCCAAGATTCCCGGCATTTTCCGGGGCGTCCGTCACACACACCGGCACGATGGAAATTTACTACAACGTGCTGCTCAACTCCCAGTTGTACAGGCTCAACTCCGGCGGGATGACTTGGGACTGTCACCACAACCTCATCATACACGACGCTGCGGACCCGCCTGAGACTTGGGCTCCACGGGGTGGCTCCACTGGTGATGCAGCATCACCAAGGCGTTTCTACAACAATACTATGGTGGTCATCGCATATGGCACTGACAAGCCCGCCACTGGGTTTATAGATAACGGGGCCAATGACACCACGAACTTGGCATTCCACAGCAACCTGTTCTTTATTGAGACGGGGTCCAATGCTGCCACGGCCATAACCAACTATCTGATTGAAGGCGATCCCCTTGTAGCCGCACAGACCACGGGCGTTATCACGTGCAGCCATAACTATATTGCGCTAGGCACGCTGGTAACCGCTGAATCTACTTCCTGGGATGCATCGACCAACCTCGGTGTCTACGAGGGCCAGTACAATAGTGCTTGGCGTGCAGGTGGTACTAATGGCGGCACGGCCATAAATGCCAACGACGTGCTTGACCGCACCGGCACCATCACCGGAATCTTCAGCGCTCCCACCTCCGCTTTCACCTGGACTCCTGGCGACTACAGCCACGATCTACCCGGCGACTACCGCCCGATAGTCGGCAGAACTGCTGCACTAGACGGCGGCGTCGTAGGAGCTATCGACGCTGTGGTCAACCAGGGGCCAACATGTAGTCCGTTTACTATTACGGCCACGGCGGGTGTGCTCAAGACCGTCAATGTTACGGATGGCCTTGCGGCTCATACCTCGGATCCAGAAGGTGACCCACTAGAATGGGCTGTGTCGTTGCCCGCTAGTCACGGCACAGTGGTACTAAACACCACCTTCGGGAACTTCACCTATACTCCCAATATAACATACACGGGCACAGACACGTTCAGGTTTGATGCCTGGGACGGCACAACCTTCTCGACGAACGAATCAACCGTCACCATCAACATCAGCAACCAGACCCCGACCGTTTCCCCACGGTCGTATTCAACTCCGGAGAGCGTGACACTCAGTATCACCGCCGGTGCAGGGATGTTGGCTGGAGCGGCAGATGCGGATCCAGGACAAACTCTGTCTGTTACATCGGTCGTCGCTCCAGCCATAGGAACGCTGGTAAGCTACAACATCACAACTGGCTCCTTCGTGTACAGGCCAGGGCCATTCGCTGCTGGGTTAGATTCCTTCACGTTCAAGGTGACGGACGGCAACACACTGACCGCCGCCACGACCGCTGCTATCATGGTGATCGCCGTGGCAGACGCAGTCGCGACCGACATCATCGACACCGCCCCATTCTTCCGGCCGACCCTCAAGGTCGAAACGGAAATCAGGGCCAGGTGGAAGAAGAATCGCCAGAAGGCCCTCAACGAGGCCAACTACACGGACGGCCATGACTGGAACGAGTCGACCTCGCGGTCCCTCGTCCTCACCCCGGCCGAAACCAAACTAATCACCTTGGGTGGCGTTGCGTCGGCCCAATACTTATTCGTGGAGACGGATTACCCAATCGAAGTCTCCATCGACGGCACGGACAAATACTGGCCCGTGAGCAAAGCATTGGCAGTCGCGCTGACGGATTACTCGTCCGTCTGGCTGAAGAGTGTCAGTGCAACCAACGCCCAGGTCATCATGACCGTGGTCGACTAGGAGAAAACAATGGCATACCCCTATCCCGCACGCACGCGTATCACGCACGGCGAAGTTATCGTGCTGGAGGTAAGCACCGCAGTGTCCACCGCCGCCTCCGGCGTCAAGAACCACACTATCAACATTCCCAAGGGCTCGTACAAGATCGGCATCTCGCTGGCTAGTGCGGCACTCGCGGCTGCGTCTACTGTCAAAGTGTACGCCTTCCAGACTCCGCAGCAGGACACCGGTGTAGCCGCCCTGTCTACGGTGCTTGGCATCCGGCCACACTCCGGGGTTGCCGCTGCTACGCTGCTGACCTGCCCGTCTACCTCCACGTATGGTGGCACTTCCGGCCAGATGTACAGCGGCACCACGGCCGGGCAAGAGGACTTCATCTTCCCGTACGGCCTCATGGTACAGGTCACGGCCAACACCTCCGTCGGCACGTACGCTCTCCAAGTCATCTGTCAGGGGTAAGCTATGATTACAGGACTCGCACTCATCAATGAGGCTGAGGATCGAATGAACTGGCGGCAGACCGACACGCTCGAAGGGGCTCTCCGTCCTGAAACGCGCAAGATGCTGCGGCTCCTGAATCGGATCCTGGCCTCCATGCAGACGCTGGACGACTGGCACCTGCTGCGGGCGGATGGCACCATCCAGCTTGTTGCGGCCAACGAGTCGACCGCATACTTCGAGGTTGTCAAGGACTCAGCCACCGTGGCGCTTGGGGCCAGCGAGGCCACCCTCGCGTTCTCTGATTCCATGACAGGTCGGGCCATTCAGATTGGCACACACGGCACCATCTACCGGATCAAGTCCGTGGAGAGCCCGGTGTCCCTGACCCTCAACCGGCCGTTCCTCGGAGCGACACTCACGGAAGCAGACGACGGCCTGGTCGCCTATTCCATCGTGCAGGATCGGTACACGCTGCCCGCTGACTACGACCGGCCGACTGACGACCTGGAGAACTTCTTTGGATCCACCAGCATTGACGCTGTCGGGGCCAATAGTTTCCTCGAAGCGCGCCGGAACAGGGGCTCTACCCTGCTAGTGTCCGACCCCGCCAGGTTCACCATCTACGGATTGGACGATTCGGAAACCTTCCAGATCATCCACTTCGATCCGTATCCGGACGAGGCTCGCATCCTCAACTTCACGTATCAGAAGGACCACCCCATCATCGAGACGGACGAGGACCGGATCCTGTTCCAGCGGTCGCATGAGGCTATCATCCTTGAAGCCATGCTGCACCTGGCGAACCGGGACTACGAGGACTCGACCAAGGTGGAGGCTGTCCTCCGCGACTTCATGCGGACCATCAACCAGGCGCAGGGTGCAGGTAACCCGGCCGGTGACAAGATGCGCATGACTCCCAACAGCAGACACCGCATTGCCCAGCGTATGAAGTGGGGCAGAGCGGGACGGGTCGACTGGGGAGACACTTTTGACATGGTCAACAGGATTGGACTAAGATAATGGCACGCCAACGCCACACGATACGAAACATGCCGTTGCGTGGCGGTCTAACCACAGCCGGGCAACAAGGTTCCATCCCAGAGAATCAGTTGTGGCAGGCAAAGAACTGCTCTGCTGGGCTAGATGGGCTTATGGTAAAGCGCCCCGGTCTGTGGCAGTGGGGCCAAACTATTCGGCAGCCCCGGCGATTCAACGCCGTATCTTTCTACGAGATATTCGCTGACGTGGATTCCTGGACAAGCGATGCCGGGTCCTCCGATATTGTGTGGTATGCGGCCAACAACAAGTTGATCATCAGTGTCACCAATAACACAGCCGGTGCCACTACAGAGATTTTTGGGCGGGCAGCAACCGGAACGCAGGTTGATTCGGCTGGTAGTGATTGGTCCGTGCGCTTTACCGCGACGGCGTCCAACATGCTGGCTACGGAAGGATTCGTTGTTTCGTGCAAGGCCAAGGCAGCCGATAGCCCGTATGCTTTCCGCATTCTGGGCGACACCGTCCAGTACTATGCGACTGGCCCCACGTGGACCGACTTCACAGACTCTTCTACTCTCGCCCCTTTGGACTTCCTCTTCCACGAATCAGCGGCCACTACGTTCGAGATCCGTTTCGATGCTGATGGCAGCGTTCAATTACTCATCAACGACGTGATCAGGGCTACTGCTTTAGTTAGCGACATGGCCGCACACAGTGCTTTCACAGTTGGAGCCTACATTGAACTGAGTGCTACCTCCAGCGCCGCCGACCTTACCAGCCACGCTATTAATATCAGCGATCTCATGTTTGAGGGCGCGGTTATACGCCAGGTTGATGATGATGGTGATGTCACTACCGACGACGTACCATATGAACCATTCGCCGTTAGTAGGCTAGCCGCAGGCACCGACTTCAAATACATCACAGGTGGACAGTCCGTGCAGCGCACTCTGTTGGTTGCTAGTGACAAGTACCTATACCGTGATAGCAACATGGCCAAGTTCTGGTCGCCGCTGATGAAACTGTCAGGTGGTAGCATCACCATGGCTCCATACGGGGATGAACTTATCATCTGTGACGGCAACAGTTCTTTTGGCTGTAAGCTATACCGCTGGAGCGGGAAGAAAGCTCCTGAGTGGCTAGACGACGCACCTAACGTGCGGTTCGTTACCGAACACAAGACCCGCCTATTTGGTGGCGGCGACAAGAAATTCCCTCTGCGCCTATACTTCACGGCCTCCCGCGATCCTAACGTGTGGTTCGCTCCGGAAGTAGACGCTGATGGGCAAGAATCCGTGAACGAAGTGATGGACGCTGGCTACATGAACATGCCCGGCAAGAGGGGCGACGAGATCGTTGCCATCTATGGCGAGTTCTACGGCTCCTGCATCGTTTGCACCAATCGCGGGATCTGGCGTCTAACCGGCTCCAGCCCGCTATCCTTCCAACTGGAGAATGTGACACAGGACACGGGTGCTGCTTCGTTCGCGGGGCTAACCCGGATGGGCAACGATCTTTGGATCGCTGGCCGACAGGGCGTCACTACCATCCAGACCGTGCAGCAGTTCGGCGACATGCAGGGTTCTATGCCAAGCGCGCCCATCGCCGACTTGTGGGCTCCCGGCATCAGCAACTCCAGCCTCAAGGTGGACCAGTATCAACTGTACCGGAACTCCTTGTCCTGGAACCCCACGCTTTCCCTGATGTACTTTGCCTTTGCTAGGCAGGGCGCTACCGACGTATCCTCCATTATGGTATACAACCCCGTATCTCAAGGATGGTATGGCCCGTGGGAGAGCGACACCACTTTTGTGGCTGACGTCGAGGTTGCTAGCCCCCTCGCCCAAGCAACCATGCACGGGACGAGCATTGGCAAGGTAGGGATCACGGATCCAAACTACAAGGCGGACTTCGGCGCTTCCTACACCATGACCTTCGAGTCCCCATACCTTAATGGCCGGTCGATAGACCCTAGCCTGATCCACCAGAAGAAGACGTGGTCCACGCTAAGGTTGTTCGTTCAGTTGCGCGGGACTTGGGACCTGGACATCAAGTGGCAGACGGACGACGAAACTTACCAGACGCGAGTCGAGAGCCAGAACATCTTCAACCTGCCCGTGCTGGGTACTGACTGGAGACTGAACGTGGATCCCGACGGGCGCGTTCACAGCAATCAATTGATCGGAGTAATCGAGTTACCGCTCGAATGCGTAGGCCGATACCTAAAGTTCGAAGTAAGCACCGCTGACGACATTGTCGGTGAGGACTTTGCAATCCAGGGCTACGAAATCGAGTTCGAAGCCGATGGCCCCGACCAGGAGCAAGAATAATGAGTATCACGTTTCCCACTTTCATCGACAAAGAGATTGTCACGCCGGAGAAGTTGAATGACTTCGTGCAAGCACTCGAAGCTAAGTTCGCTGCCGGGCTGAGTAGCGCAGAAATCGTCTGGCCGCTGAATGCGGGCGGCAACCTCCAAATGGGCGACTGGAGTATCACCGGTGGACAGTCCATCTGGGGCATCTACAACGCTGACCAGTATACTGACGATTGGGACACGTGCCTCAGTGATGGGGCTGGCGGTTGTATAGTTATCCCTCCCAATACAACTGTGACGATGGACGGGGCAGCAATGACCGGTTCTTCGTTGACCATAAAAGGGTCCGGCCCCTCCAGTATTCTCGCACTTGAGGCAGGTGCATCCGGCGGCTACGCGCTGCGGAATGAAACTACCGCCTTCGAGTTTGTCATGAGTAACCTGACCTTGGACGGCCAGGACATCGCTGACAACCTTGGCCTGTATCTGCGAGGGTGTGCCAAGGTGGAGATCACCGACTGCACCATCAAGGACTTCGCGTTCGCCGCTATCAAGCTGGAGTACATGGGGCAGAATAACACCAACGTCCGAATTACCAACTGCACCTTCGGCGGCGGGTCCTCCCATGCCATCGAGTGCCTTGGTGTCGACAACATCATCATCGAGGACTGCATCTTCCAGGGCGTCTCGGCCGACTGCATTGACATCCAGTCCGAGTCAGGCGACCAGTACGCGAAGCATGTGTCCATCAAGAATAACGTCTTTGACGGGTGTACCGGACGGGTCATCAACATCACCGGCAACGGCAGCAGCTTCGACGCATTACGGGCCCACATCAAGGTGGAGGGCAACAGCGCGGACACCCTCAATAGTATGACCATCGGCGATGCAACCCACAAGCTCCAGTATGTGACGATCTGCAACAACCAGATCCCATCCTCCTCTGGTGATGCACTGCAAGTGTGCGCCCAGTACGGGGACATCAGTGGTAACCTGTTTACGAACGCCACGTCGGATGCCATCGACCTGTCGTCCAGCCAGTTCCTGACAGTCAAGGGCAATAACTTATACTCCGCTACCATCGCAGGAGTCAGGGCTGCCGACGCGAAGGCCTGCCTCATTTCAGACAACCTCTGTACCGGCGCGGGAACGACCGTGGTCATCAGCACCCATGCAGCCACTCCATGTCAATATTCCGGCAACTCCGATGGGGATGTTGCAGAGCAGGGACGGGTCAGTACTTATGTGTACGACAGTGAGCCGCTGGTAATCCCGGCCAACACTCTACGAGTTGGGGATACCGTACACATCATTGGTCTTCAGCTTGATGATGCTGCCAATATACATGCACTTACTTTTGCTGGGAAAAGTATCATCGAATTGAATGGTGTTGGTAACAACGACAACGCATTCTTTGACGCCCGACTTTTTATCAATGGCACAACTACCGCCATTGGTATCGCATCCGCGCAATGTGACAACACAACGGATGCGTCCAACGCCGGGCATCCACAACCTACTGGGTTAGATCTCACGGCCGATATCAACATCACAATCACGGGAGCAACCGCTGCTCCAGCTAGGCTCATGGCCATCATAGGCCGGGGAGTGAATCTTAACTAATGATTAGAGGTAAGTTTCTAGCACAGGACGACTTCGACCTAGCTGGACACCGCTTCCGGAACTGGCAATGGATTGCTGACCTCCCCACCCGCGAGGGTTCGGATGGGCAGATCGTTGCCATCGTCGACGGCGCGGCCCAATGGGTCACTGCCACTGCCGACGGACTCGTCATCGTCGAGTGGGCCGACATCCTCAACAAGCCGACGGAGTTTACTCCAGAGGCCCACACCCACCCGTGGGACGAGGTCACCGGCAAGCCCACCTTTGTGAATAGCTTGACTGTGGGCACGGGCTTGCAGACTACGGCCGCTACCGGAAACATCACCGTGGGCCTATCCGACGACATGATTGAAACCATGAAGTTCTTCATCGGAGCGGTAATTGGTTCTCCCATTGTGGCCGTGACCTCCGCTGCTGGCACCATAACACTTACCGTTACATCGGCATCTAACGCCCTGACCCTGATCTACAGTGATGACCGCCCAATCCTGGACGTGACCGGCGGCATAAGCATCGCTCTGACCGCAGGTACTGACGCCGTACCCGTGCTCAACAAGATCTGGATCCCGAAGGACACCCAGGTGCTGACCAAGGGCGCTACATGGCCCTCCGGCGTTGAGTACGTTCCCATCGCCACCGTGTTCTGCCAGTCAGCCGCCAGCGCGGCAACCGACGGCCTGTACAAGGTGCATGCCTGGACCGACCACACATACAAGACCGATGAGACTGGTCATCTGGCTCACATCACCCACTGGATCCGCGAGCAGAACGCTTCGTGGCATTCTGGTGCGCAAGTATCCCCTACTCTTGGTGCAGCGCAGTTCGATATCGCTACCTCTGCTGGCATAGTCATGCAGTTGCACGAACACACCTTCCCGGCGCTGACCACTGTGGCTAGCGTGGATCCTCTGTTCGTAGTGAATGACTCGGTTACCGCGTACAAGCGCGTGGCCAACATGGTGTCTCAACTACTAGACTCCGCCGGGGCCACACTGTCCAACAAGTTCTACTCTATTGTGGTGTGGGGCGTTGTGTCCGAAGACGCAGTGGACTGTCAGTTGATGGTGAACCTCCCAACCGGAAGCTACCTCACCGCTGCCTCCGCGCAGGCAGACGCATCGGGCTATGCAGTCTACGGCATCCCGGAATCTTTCCGTGGCTGCGGGTTCCTCATCGCCCGGCTGGTCGTCAAGCACGCACCGGCAGGCAACACGTACACCCTCGTCGAGTCCATCGACCTCCGTGGCACATCTCCTCAAGGATTTGGCGGCGGCTCGTCCGGTAGCGGCGACCACGGCGGGCTCATCGGTCTGTCAGACCCTGACCATCCGCTGACCGCTCTCCAGCAGTCAGGAGCATCCACCGGTAACGCCCCAATATGGAATGGCACCACGTGGACTCCGGGTGGAGTTGTAGAGATCAGGGCGAACGGGCTTACGGATGCTTTGGCGTCTGGCGTCCCGTCGACCTCCCACCTGATTATGATGCAGAACTCCGTCGGCGGCGGCGGCTCAATGCGCTATGCCGCCCTGGCCGCCCTGCCAATCTCCACACCAGTGCAGCTAGCACTCAACACCAAGTCTGACACCACGCACACACATTCTGCGTCAGAACTTACGCAGACGGCGGCAACCACTGGGCAGTTCCTCCAGTGGACCGGCAGCACGTGGCTTCCAAATAGCGCAAGCAGTGCACCTATTGACACTATCGCAGCGAACGCACCACTATCCGCCAACACAAGCATCGGCAATGTGACACTGACCTTTAGTGGCAGCCCGTCCGATGTCGGAGCAGCGGCTCTCACACATACGCATTCTGTCTCGGATCTAACTCAGACCAGTGCCACTACGGGGCAGCATATTGCGTGGTCGGGGGCTACGTGGTTACCAGCTACACCGGCTGGTGGCAGTAACCCGACCATGTCGAAGATGATCTACATCGAGACGCCGTCGGCTACCACAGTGTACCCCATGTTCACCGTTTCGGGCACGTCCACCCTGTCCAAGGTAACCTACCAGACGGATGTGGGCAACGTGACGTTTAACATTGAGGAGCGCGGAAGCGGCACGCCTAACACCGCTGGCACCGATGTCCTCTCGGCGGATCACTCAGCTACGGCGACGGAAGTGCAGACCAGCACATTTAGTAACACATCATTAGCCGCAGAGTCGTGGGCGTACTTCGTGGCTTCAGCCGTGTCCGGTACGCCAACTAAGGTGTGGATACGGGCATTCTATACGGAGGACTAGATGGCTACCACTTACTATGTTGACGGGGCGGTTGGAAACAATACCAACGCAGGCACGTCAGAAGGTGCTGGTAATGCATGGGCAACCGTCCATTGGGCCTGCACTCACTGTGCGGCCGGGGACACCATCTATGTAAAGGACTCGGCTACCTACGCGGAGGCCGTGACTCCCAGTGTGACAGGCACGACCGCTGCGTTCATCAGTCTGATAGGCTATACGTCAACTCCAGGAGATGGTGGCACCGCCACTATCACTGGATCAAGCGCCCGCGCTGACGGCTTCATCTCTATACGCGACTACTGGTACTACGAGAACATTGACGTCATAGACTGCTTGGACAATGGGTGGGAAGGGGCCAGTTGTGACTACTCCACATGGGTAAACTGTGGAGCGCACGACAACGGTGGCACGGGGTTCTTCCTTGGACAGCGCAATAACTTCCATAGGTGTTCTGCAACTGGCAACGGGGAGTTTGGACTACGGTGTGCCGCCGAATGCAATGTCACTGGTGGCGTGTACACAAATAATTACCTGTACAATGTGTACTCTACGGCCGGTAACACACGAGTGACGTTCTGCTTGGTAGTTGGTGGCCTATCGGCTGGCATCTATCTTACCAACGGCGGATTGGTAGAGAACTGCACCATTGATGGGCTCAACGTTGTGTACTCCGGCATAGCGTTCGGAGCTAACGCTCTGACCTGCATGGTACAAAACAACATCATCTACGACTGCGCTGGTGGCATTAGACGCGGAAGTGCCACGTACCAAGCCAACATGATGGGCGCGTTCAACTTGATGAACTCCAACGTAGCTGACTACGAATACTGGCCAGCACATGCCCAGACTACGGACATCACCGGATCCGTGCCGGGCTTCACCAACGAGGCGGGCGGGGACTACACACTAGCCGCCGGTTCCGCCGCACGCAACGCCGCTGGTGACGCGTCCGGAGCGGCTAGCGGGCTAGACTGTGGCTGCTACCAATCAGAAGACTCTGGAAGCTCAACCGGCCGCGTCGTACTTACTTCATAGGAGGGACCATGAAATACCGCATCGCAACACACAAGGACCACGCCGACATCGAGGACGTCATTGCCTCTACGGAGTACTATCCTCCAGTGGATGCGAGTCTCATGGATGGTACATTCATTGTGGCCGAACACGACAACGGTCAACTGGTCGGCTGCATCTGGATGATGCACTACGGGCGCAATGCCTACATCGACTACCTGGCAATTGTGCCTGCTCTCCAGCACCTGGGGATTGGCATCCGGTTGCTAGTGAAGACCCGGTCCGTACTGAAACGAAGGGGCGTCCGCTACGTGCGAGGCAATGTCCTCATTACGAACTTAGAGGCGGTCAGGGCTGCACAGTCCATGGGCGCATACATTCACGCCCCGTACGCCATGTGCTTTACGGACTTAGGAGAGTAGAATGGGAACGAGCAAAGAAACCACTACCAACACCGCTGGCCCGCAAAGCCCAGAGGCCGCACGGATGATGCAACTCCTGGGAAACACGGTGTCAGACGCCGCCGGTCAGATGGGTGACCTGTCACAGATCGCGGCCGGGAAGTTCGAGATGTCCCCGTACATGCTTGAGCAGCTGTCCCGCCTCCAGCAGATTATGGGTGACCAGTCTCGGCTCCAGATGGACCAGAACATGGATACCGCCAGCCGCCACGTGGAAGACACGGCCATCGGCCGCTCCATCGGAGGCAGTACCATGGAGGCCGTGCTACAGGGCACAGTCGGAGCGCAGCACCAGCAGTCCGCCAACATGCAGGCTCTCGGGCAAGAAGCGCAAGGGGTGCAGGCTGGCATCAACATGCCACTCCAGATGGCACAGGCTCAGATCCAGGGCAACCAGGCCCTGATGGCTCGCCTCGTTGGTGGATCCACCGCAGGCCTCAACTACGACCAGGCCATCCGGCAACTCAACTCCAC